AAGTCGGCGGCCGAGGGCCTCCAGATTGCCATCGGCGATGCCGGGCTCCTGGACGGATTCACCTCGCTCGTCGAGAGCCTGACGGAATTTACGCAGGGGATGGCGGAATCGAACCCGGTTGGCCTCAAGTTGGGCGTGGCGATCGCGGGGCTCGTGGCCATCGTCGGGCCGCTGATGATTCTGATCGGCCTGGCGGCGACGGCGTTCGCGGCCTTTACGGCACCGATCTGGATTACGATCGGCGCGGTGATCGCTCTGATCGCGGCCGCTGGGCTGCTGATCGCATACTGGAAGCCGGTGAACGAGTTTTTCGCCGATCTCGGCAATACGATCGGCGGCACCATCAACGAAATCGTTCTGATGTTTGAGCGCTGGTTTGGCGTTCTGACCACCGGCTTCGCGGCGGTTCGCTCGGCGATTCCGGATTTTCTGCTCAGCGCGCTGGGCGTGGTGGGTTTCCAGCCGCTGCAGCTCTCCGGCGCTGGCGGTGATGGTGGTACGCTGCCGCCTGCCCGTTCCGAGGTGGGCGGGCAGATTGGGCTCAAGATCGAATCGGATGTCCCGGTCAGCGTGACCTCGCTCGATTCGACAGGGGACCTCGAGATCGAAGTCGACTCCGGGCCCGGGATGGCGGGGCTCTAGGCCGTGGGTTATCTCGAGCAGCTCCGGCCGGCGTCATTTCGGGGTGTGCCTTTTCTCGTCGACGAGACCAGCCTCTCTACCGGGAAGCGCGCTCAGGTGCACCAATACGCCGAGCGCGATGATTGGTTCGTCGAGGAGCTAGGCGCGAACGCCGACCGGTTTCCGGTTACCGCACATCTCATCGGCGACGATGTTTTCGAGCAGCGCGATCGCCTGATCGCCGCGCTCAAGCTCCCGGGTGCGGGCACGCTCGTGCTGCCCGTCGACGGCGAGTTCGAGGCCCATTGCCTCGACATCCGGGTTCGCGATTCGATCACCGGCGACAACCGCATTTCCCGCCTCGGGCTGACATTCGTCAGGTCCGGTCAAAACCAGTTCCCCGAAGCTACCGTCGATCACGGTCAGGCCGTGCTCGAGCAGAGCGACGTTGGGATCGTGGCCCTCTCCGATCGATTTTCCGATCTATTCAAAATGCCATCTGTGATTCCGAGCTACGTGGTGGATTCCGCCGTGCTGCTCTCGACCACGATCGTCGAGGGGATTGATGCGGCGGTCCGTCGCGCGCCCGTGGACACCGATCTCAAGGACGACTTGCTCCGGGACAATGCTGCGCTGGCGTCCGCTCTCCGGTCGACCGTCCGGTCGCCGACTATGCTGGCGTTCGATTTGACCGGCGCTTATCGGGCTTTTGTGAACCTCAATTCTCCGGCCGATCTGGCGCTCTCTGAACTCGACACGCTGGCGGCGATTCTGGATCTGGCGCCGGCCGTAGGCACCCCGACCGCGTCCCGGTCCATCGAGGCGCAGAATCAGGCGGCGCTCCAGGATATTAATCGCCGCACGGCCGTGGTGGAAATGGCCCGCTCGGCTACCCGGGTGGATCTCGTGAGTTCCGCCGATGCGGCGTCGCTCCGGGATCAGCTGGACGAGCGGCTCGATGCCGAGATTATCGCTGCCGGCGACGGTGGGGACGATGCGGTTTTCGCCGAGCTGCGCGAGCTGCGCGCCAAGACGGTTTTGGACCTCGATTCCCGTGGGGCCCGGCTTCCGGCGCTCCGGACTTTCCGGCTGCCGGCGACGCTGCCGGCGCTCGTGGTGGCTTCGCGGCTCTATGACGATCCGCTGCGGGATTCGGAGATCGTGGCCCGCAACGGGATCCGGGCTCCGGGCTTTATCCGGTCGCAGCTGGACCTCGAGGTGCTCGCCGAATGACCGGGCAGATCGCCCTCGAGGCCGGCGGCCGGAGCTACGGGGGCTGGAAGATCGTTTCGGTATCGAGGTCGATTGAGGCCTTCGGCGGGTCTTTCCAATTCACCGCTTCCGAGCGCTCGCCGACGGATCCGACGGGCCGTCCGATCCAGGTCGGCGATGAGGCGGTGGTCCGGATCGGTGGGGTGGCTCTGATCACGGGCTTCATCGACCGGGTGGAGCCGGTCTACGATGCGACCTCGCACGAGATCAAGGTGGCGGGGCGCTCCAAGACGGCCGATCTCGTGGATTGCTCTGCGGTGAACGAGCCTGGCGAGTGGCGCGATAGGAAGCTCGAGCAGATCGCGGCGGATCTCGTGGCGCCCTTCGGGCTGCGCGTCCGGGTTGAAGCGGACACCGGCGAGGTATTTCCGACTTTTAAACTCGACCCGACCGATACGGTTCACGGGGCGATCGCCCGCGCCGCCGCGCAGCGTGCGGTTCTGGTAACCGACAACGGAGCGGGTGATCTGGTTTTTACCCGGGTGGGGCCCAACCGTGCGGGGGCCGAACTTCGTCGCGGAGAGAGGATCCTCCGGGCCCGGGGTTCATTCTCGGATCGCGATCGGTTTTCGATCTATACGGCGAAGGGCCAACGGCGCAGCTCTGATTCCGATGGCGATGAGCCGCAGGTGGCGGTTTCCGGCTCCGCGAAGGATCTGGGCGTGACGCGGTACCGGCCGTTCGAGATTATGGCCGAGGAGCCGGGTGGCGTCGGCGATCTCGTGGCCCGGGCGAAGTGGGAAGCGGCGACCCGGCAGGGCCGAGCTCTACGGGCGACTTTGACGGTTCAGGACTGGGGGCACCCGGGTGGGCTCTGGCTCCCGAATACCCGCGTGCGGGTGGAGGACTCCTGGCTGGGGATCCGGCGCGAGATGCTGATCGCCGGGGTGACCTGGCTGCTGGACGAAGGCGGCCGTCGCACGGATCTCTCGCTCGCGCCGCCGGAGGCCTTCGACCTTCTGCCCGAGCCCGAGATCTCGAAGAAGTCGGGGCAGATATGGCAGTGACCCAGCGCGATCTGAAACGGCTGCTGGACCCCATTCGGTTGCGGCTGCGGCTGATCTTTAGTCGCGCGGTCGTGGTCGCGGTGCGCGACGGCGAGGGCTTCCAAATTTTGCAGCTGAAGGGGCTCCCGGGCGAAGTACTCGACGGCGTCGAGCGGTTTCAGAATTACGGATTTACCAGTGTGCCGCTCGTCGGCGCCGAAGCGATCGTCGGGTTCGTCGGCGGATCCCGGTCGCATGGCGTCGGCGTAGCGGTCGACGATCGCCGGCACCGGAAGAAGGGGCTGGCTCCTGGCGAGTCGGCGCAGTATTCCGACGAGGGCGACTTCGTCCATCTGAAGCGTGGCAAGAAGATCGAAATTCACAGCGGTGGCGAGGTCGCCGTCGATGCCCCGACGGTGAGGCTCAGCGGCGCGACCGAGGTGATCCTCGAGGGTGGCACGATCAAGCTGGACGGGACGGGCACCGTAGAGATCGGCGGCGCCGCCGTTACGATTACCGGCGTGACGACGATCGAGGGGAAGGTCTTTCTGGCCCACGCGCATTCGGGCGTGCAGTCGGGCGGCAGCAACACCGGTGGGGTCGTTTAGATGGCAGACTTCCGGCTCGACTTTTCCGGCGACCGCCTGACCGGCGACATTCTCCGCGACGGCTCCCGGTTCGCCGAGGATGGCGGCCTCGAGACCGCGGTTCTGATGAGCCTATTTCTGGACCGCCGGGCGAACCCGGATGATGAACTCCCGGACGGCGAGGACGATCCCCGCGGCTACTGGGGCGATGCGTTCGGCGACGATGAGGAAAATCCGACGGTTCAGGACCGGATCGGCTCCCGGCTCTGGCTCCTGCGGCGGTCTGCGCTGACCGATGAAACGGTGACGCGCGCGCGCGAGTACGCGCTCGAGGGCCTCGAGCATTTCAAATCGGACGGCGTCGCGAGCGCGGTCCGCGTGGAAACGGAGGCCCAGGGCCTCGAGACGCTCGCGATCGGCGTCGAGATCGACGACCAAAAAGGCGGCACCCGGCGGTTCGATTTCGCCTGGGATCGAATTTCAGGAGTGGTTTCGAATGGCTCTTAATCGCCCCACCGTATCGGAATTGATTACCCGCATTCGCGGCGACGTGGATTCCCGGCTCTCTGGGATCGATCCGCGGCTGCGGCGCTCGCTGACCGAGGTCATCGTCCGCGCGCACGCGGGCGTTACCCACGGGCTCTATGGCGAGCTGGACGCGATCGCGCTGGATTCGATCCCGGATACGGCGACCGGGGATGCGCTCCTGCGGTGGGCAAATATGTACGATGTGACCGGCCTGGCGGGCACGCCCGCGACCGGTACCGCCACCGCGACCGGCTCCGATGGCACCGAGGTCCCGGCGGGCTCGCTCCTGCAGCTGGGCGACGGGACCGAATTTATCACCCTCGGGGCGGTCACAATCGCGGCCGGCACGGCGGTGCTTTCCCTCGAGGCCTCGAGCACGGGTGAGACCGGCAATTCGGATCCGGGCTCGATTCTGACCTTTATCTCGCCGATTTCCGGCGTCGATCTTACGGTGACGGTGCTCGCGCCCGGGCTGATGGGTGGCGTTGATGCCGACGACGATGCCGCCCTCCAGGACTCGCTCGTCGACCGGATCCAGAATCCGGAGCAGGGCGGCAATCTCGCCGACTTCGAGAGGTGGACTTTTGAGGCGTCGCCTGGCGTTACGCGGCGCTGGGTATTTCCGCCCCAGGAGGGCTCCGCGCTGATCGGGGTGGTTTTCGTCCGCGACGCCGAATCGCCGATTACCCCGGATGCGCCCGAGATTCTCGAGGTCCAGGAGTATCTGGACGCCCGCCGCCCGCTGGGCTCGCGCCCGGTGGTATTGGCTCCGACGCTCGTCGCGCTCGATTTGACGATGAGCCTGACCCCGAATACCGCTGCGGTCCAATTGGCGGTGGAGGCCGAATTCGCGGATATGATTCTGCGCGATGCGGCGCCTTCCGGGACCATTTTGCTCTCGCATATCCGCGAGGCGATTTCGCTGGCTGACGGCGAGACCGATCACAATCTGACAATCCCCTCGGCCGACGTCCCGCACGCTGCTGGCGAGCTGGCCGTGCCCGGGACGATTACATTCCTGTGAGAACCGCGATCGATTATCTCTCGCAGCTGCAGGCGCTCCTGCCCCGCGGCGATGCGCTGACGACCGAACTCGATACCGATCTAGCCAACTTGCTCCTGGCGATCGCGGACGAGTTTGCGCGGGTCGATTCGAACGCGCAGCTCCTGCTGGACCAAATCGACCCGCGGACGACTACCGAGCTGATCGCGGAATGGGAGCGCGCGGTGGGCCTCCCGGACTGCGCCGAGATCGGGCCCACGCTAGGTGCCCGCCGGGACGCGGTGGTCCATCGGCTGACCGTGGTCGCGTCGATGACCCCGCAATTTCTCGTCGATGAGATGGCCTTTCTGGGCTTCACAATTGTCATCACCGAATTCGAGGCCTTCGAGGTGGGTTTTTCGCAAGTGGGCGAGGAGCTAATCGACGTGGGCGGGTGGTGGTTCATTGATATTGAGACCGATGAGCTGGCGCTTTTCGAGGCCGAGCTGGGCGCGTTTACGGTGGGCGAGCCGCTTGGCGCTATTGTCAGCGATACAATCGAGTGCCACCTAGACCGGCTGAAGCCGGCCCATGTCAACTACCGGCTGATTCCGCCGCCGTAGAGGGGATCCCATGCAACTAGATGAAAATACTGCCAACTCTGTCGCGGTCCGACCGACGGCTCTCGCTCCTGGCGCGGTGCGCTGGTTCCGCGAGCGCGATCTCGGCGGTGGTATTACCGGCACAACAATGGACGCGGATTTTCTGAACGATGTTCTGGGCAATCTGATTGCTGTACTGGCGGCCGGCGGCGTTACCCGGACGAAGGGCGCCGGCGGCGACGATGATCTGCTCGATGCGATCAAAGTGATTCTGGGGATTACCGCTCAGCAGGGGACGCTCCACGGCCATCTGAAGAGGACCGCGGCCGGCATCGTTCAGCTGCAGCCAGTCAGCGGAACCGACGTCGCCATCGGAGTTAACAATCTCGTGATGCGAAATACGGGCCCGATTACCTGGGACATGGCCAGTGACCTCGAGGGCGGTGAGTCGGCATCGACCGCGTACTACCTCTATGCGCGCGTTCTGGGCGGCGCGATCGACCCGCAAATTTCTGCCACCCCTCCCGATCTGCAGGGCGGTGCAAAGCCCGGCTATAAGAACGGCGACATCTCGCGGCGATGTGTGGGTTCTATTTGGAATAAGGCCAACCAGGATTTCATTAACTGTACCTGGCTCCCCGGTGGGCAGGTGCTTTTCCACGAGCACGACGCCTCGCACGAGCACGCGCTTCTCGTCACACAAATCACATCCTGGCGCGAGGTTGCGCTGAACCTCCCGGTTTCCGCACTGTCCGCGAGAATCAATGCAAGCGGCGAGTGGACTTCTGGGGCGGGGATGGCCGTCTATGCCGCCGAGGGCGCGAGCAGCGTGCTGTCGGATGCGTCGAACGATCCATCGACAGACCCGGAGATTCTCGCAGCGCACGTGGTCGACGGGACCAGCAACAAAGACGGTTTCGGGATTCAGTTCGACCTTCCGATCATCACGCCGGCTGCGCCGAAGCTGGCTTATGGTCTGACCGAGGATCTGGTGAATACCCATATGGCTCTCGTGCTCGGATATACCGACATCTTCGCGCCGAGGTGAGCCGTGGCAATTCTGACAAGGCTCGGCGAGACCGATCCGATTGTCTATACGCCGGCGTCGGCCGGGGGCGACGAGTTCGACAACGCGAACGGCTACAGCGAAGTCGAGATCTATAACCGCGCTGGCCTCACGCGGCGGGTGGTTTTCGCCGAGCAGCGCAATTGCACGTTCGGCGAGAAGGGTTCGCACGGAAGGGTTCGCACGCGGCGCAGATCGCAACGGTCCCGCCTGGCGCGAAGCTCCGCGTTCGTCATTTCCACATTTGGCGGTACAACAATTCGGCGCAGCGGGTTGAGATGACCTACCCCGACGGCACCGCTGGCCTCGAGCTGGCCGCACTCGACCGCCCCGCCCTCTAGGAGGACCGCCGTGGCAATTCTGACCTTGATCGGTGAGACCGAGGCCATCACGTTTACGCCGGCGTCGGCCGGGGGAGACGAATTTGACAACGCCGACGGGACCTCCGGGCTCCAGATTCAAGCTGCGGCCGCTGGGGATCTGCGCGTCGAGTTTGTCGAGCAGCGCTCCTGCAGCTATGGCGAGCAGGCCGTGCATACTTCGCGAATCGTGACGGTGCTCGCCGGGACGACGATGAGAATTCCACGCTTTCAGATGTGGCGATATAACAACGCGGCCAAGCGCGTCGAGATGATCTACCCCGACGGAGAAGTTGGCCTCTCGCTGGCGGCTCTCGACCGCCCGTGCGTCTAGGAGTGATCGCCGTGAACCCCTTTCGATTGCTGGCCTTCGTCGCCGCCCTGGAGCTCGTTTTTTCGAGCGGCGCCGCGGCCCAGGTTTCTGCGCCCACCGGGCCCCCCGCGCCGCGCGTATGCAAGGTGGCCGAGGTGATCGCGCAGACTTGCGATGCCGAGTTGAACGGGCTGCGGATCGTGATCGATGATGCCGCGACGGAATCCGAATGCGGCAATCTCGGCGATGCCGGCGGCGGCATCGGAGAGAATATGTGCCGGTGGTCGGATCTGGCGGGCGCGTGGATCCCCGATTCGGGCGGCGTCGGCGGGCTGGGCGGCGAGAACAATACGATTTCGACAGACACCGGCGGCGGCGGCCTCGGCCTAGCCGCGACGGTATCGAAGGTCGGCGTCGATCTGCGGCTCGTCGCGCTCGAGGAAGGCGATTTCGACCGGACTGGCGATGTCATTTCGATCGACGATGGAACGTGGGCGAAGGATTCCGAGCTGCATCTCGAGGCGCATTTGGCGGCTTCGCATTCGGACCAGGGCGCGACCGGCCCGAATCTGGATGAGCTGGTCGCCGGATCGTCGACCGCGCTGCACTCGCACCCTGCGCTCGAGGCGAATACCCATTCGAGCGTCGCCGGCGGGCTGGACCTTACGGCGTCTGTCCCGAAGTCGGGTGTGGACCTCCGGCTGGTTTCCCTGGAGCCAGCCGACTTCGACGTGGTGACCGACCGGGTTTCGATCGACGATGCGAAGTGGGCGAAGGATTCCGAGCTGCATCTCGAGTCGCACGCGATCGCGTCGCATACGGATAAGGTCGATCTGGCGAACGACGTGACCGGGCAGCTTTGGGGAGATGAAGTTTCCGTCGCAACCGTAGCGAGACGCGGTACGGCCAAGCTCTCAACGCAGGTCCAAGTCGACCAGGGGTTGCTTAATAACACAATTGTTTCGCCCGTCAGGCTGCATAATAAACCGCTGCTCGGCGACGTAACCGGGACGCTCGGCGCGACCGTGGTCGATCCCGATTTGCACGACCACGGTGGTGGCGGCCTTCACCCGGTCGATCTCGCTGGCGATGTTTCCGGAATCCTGCCCGGTGATGAGGTGTCGCTCGCGAACGAAACGACGCGCGGCACCGCGGCGATCGCGACCGCGCTCGAGGTGCAGAACGCTTCCGAGGATCGCAAGATTATTACGCCGGCTACGGCTTCGAATATCGTGCCGGATGGTGATGTGACCGGGACGCTCGGCGCGATGGTGATTACCGACGATTCGCACGGGCATACGGATTCCCTGCACCCGGTTCTGGCGGGCCATATCGACCAGCACACCGATCTCGCTACGGGGCTTCGGACGGGCGGGGTTACTTCGGATCCGCAATTCGTCACCGGCTCGCCGCCCCCCGCGGCGATAGTTTGCGCGGAGTGGGATGTGTCTGGCGACCTGATCGCGGCGCCGGGAGGCCTCCCGTGCGCGCCTGGCGATGCGGAAAATAACACCATCGGAGGCGCCGTATTCGGTCCGACGGTTTTGCAAATTACCGCCGCTGTCCCGAAGGTAGGTGCACACCTCAAGCTCGTCGCGCTGTCTGTGGAGGATTTCAATACGGCTGCCGACGTGATTTCGATCGACGGTGCCAAGTGGGCAATGGATTCCGAGCTGCACCCCCAGTCGCATTTGGCGGCGTCGCATTCGGACCAGGGCGCGACCGGCCCGAACCTGGATGAGCTGGTCGCCGGCGGCGATACCGCCCTGCACGGGCACGCGGATACCGGGCCGCATCCGATT